ATACTTCTCTCTGATTTGGTGGTTGACGTGTGGATGTTGTGGGTTCTTTTGGGTTTGGATGAAAATCCGAAGTATGTCATCAGGAGTATCTTGATGGATTCTTTTGGTACTAACGCGTTCGATGCGGGCCAGACGGCAGCTGTGTTGGTTACAATCATGTGGTTGTATCTGATTATCAGTTTCTGTCTGGCTAGCGGAGTCGTTATTATGGCCGCCTGGAAGGGCCTGCAGATTGTATTCAGTAGCTTGGTAACCTACTGGAGTGTATTTGGGACGCTAGGTACACTAAAGGCACCACCCAGTGAATGGACACGTACAGTTATGGCTGCACGTGATTTGTTGACATCCCCCTACGGGATGCTGGTGTATAAAGACAATACCGGTACTCAGAAGCATTATCTACCGCTTAAATCGACCAATGAAGGTCGTATTATAGCAGAGGTGACGCCTGAGACGCCGGATTGGTTGAAGACTGTACTTGCTTGTAAGACAGAGGATCTAAAGGAATCTAGAAATCCGTCTCGACAGGGAAAGCGCTATGACAATGGTGATCCGAAGATACCACTTGGCTATATGTTTAACACTAACGGTGAACCCGTTGGAGGTTTTACTAGGCTAGGTGATTATTTGGTGACAAACCGTCATATTGTGCGCCCTTATGAGGACGGAAATAATGGAAGCCTTAGGATCTGTAAGTTTGATAAGGAGGGTGTAATTACTCAAGATTCACCCAGAGTTACGTTGGACGCCAAACGTCTAATGCATCCGGCTCTCCGAACTAGCCAAGGTGTGATGGATGTAGTATATTATGCTGTACCATCTAACTATTGGGATAAGTTAGGAATTTCTAAGAGGGAGCTGGTTGATACGTTGCAAACGGATCAGCCGGCAGTTACATTTCATGTGGAAGTCGATGTGTCTAACCCTGATGGACCGCGCTGGCTATTATATAGCTCGGCGTGTGAAATCAAGGAAGGATACGCCCCTGGCACGCGTTACCATAATGGTGACACGGCTAAGGGGGACTGTGGGTTTCCCGTTTTGATCCGGGGGAATGGATCAAATTGGAGAATCGCTGGGATCCACAAGGAAGGATCAATCACCCCCTTCCCCGACATCAAGAATGGGTTCACGCCTGCCGTGTTTCTACAATTCTTCATTGATCGATTGGCTCATTACGAGTCTCCGAGAGGAGGCAAGGAAGGGTCATCGTGGTATGATGGAGATGATAGAGACGACGACAAGTGGGACGCCTATGAGGTGGAAGAAAAGGAAGGAGACTATTGGTGGGAACGTGAGGATGACTCTGAATGGGGCATCTTCAGTACCATCAAGGACATGGGTCGCCGCGCAAAGAGGAAGGCCAGAAACATGAAAGAGGATGATCAGGAAGATCGCCGGAGGTTTCAGTACCAGATTGACCGCACGACAGGCAACGATCGTATCGTTGTTTCAAGGGCGGGAAAGAAGGCTAAGGAACAGATTCCGGACGTGGCGCCTGAGTTGCTTCGATCTAATCTGGCTCGTTTCCGGCAAGAACTTGAACCGTTTAAAACCAGTAATTGGGCCGATTTTGAAGGCCCTATAGCTGGATTGGAGGCGGTATTGGACAAAATTGAGAAGGAAACTCCTGAGAAGGAGGGACCAACTCAATATGAGACCAAGCCAGGTTTTGTTGGTTTCTTTGCGCAGCAGCTTAGTGGAAAGAGGAGCGTTCCGACGGAAGTAAAAGAGACGTCGGTCGCTTCAGTGATTGAAGCTAAGAGAGAGATTCAACCTAGTTTTGGTAAATCGTTGCAGGTTTTGCATGCCGATGGAGTGGCTTGGCAGAATTTCTTTGAGTATGTTGATAGAAAGCTGGTTTCGAAGGTTGTGTTAGTTGACGCAGCCTCAGACGGAATACAGGCGTTTGACGTTCTTCATGGACAGACCGTACCTGGTGTGTCCACTGCTACTTTCGAGTTGCCCTGGGATAACGACTGGGGGAAAGATGTCCCCGCGGACAAAATGGACGCGTGGAAACAGATTCTCCATAGTATGTTGTTCGAATGGGAGTTATACTTGAGGGAGCTTGAAGGAACGCCTATGACGCTTGTTGAATTCGTTAGAAAGGAATTTGTTAGTATGGTCAACGGAAATTTGATGATTTCAGAGCAAGTTTGTGGTGAGTTGGCTGAGCTTCTAGGCGCTATTATCGTCTATAACGAACAGTGGAGGTCCGTAATGGATAAAGCCTTCGTTGGGTTCGATAGATGGTATAGGGCGCCGGTGAAGACCCGGCTAAAGACTATGAAGGCTAATGACTTCTTTGTGGCTTCTCCTGAAAAGGAAGGGCCTATGAAGAAAGTTAAGTTTCATGAAACGGCAAGCAAACCGCCTGTGGTTCCTGCTAAACTGTTGGAGGTAGTCGCTGAGTCCTCGGAAGAGGACAGTGAAGTGGCTGCAATCAATGATAAGGCAGAGAAGCAGGATTCGAAGACTACTGCATATGCAGAGGCGAATTCCAGACGTCAGAACAGCAGGTCGATTGGGACGGTCGAAAACACGAAGATGTTCGAGTATTTTGACCGTCTAGAGCGACAAAATGCTGCTTTGAAGGAGGGATTTGATGATCTGCGTGGTCAAATGGCGATTTTGAAAGCTGCGAACGTTAGTGTAAAAGCTATTAAGGACGCGGCGAGTAATTTTACGCTGCTTGAACCCGTTGAACAGCCTAAGAAAACCAAGGGCCAAAAGAAGCGTGAGCGAGAGGCTAAACAGAAGGCGGAAAAGGAAGCAGCTAAACTGTATCCTGATCCTGACCTAGCTGTGGCTGACTCGCTTAGAGCGCAACTTGAGGAGGTTGTGGCTCGTTTGGATACAGTAAAAGCTGCGAAAGCAGCCGTGGCTCCGAAGGAGGGCCCAAACTAACCCCCCCGGTCTTGAAGACCAGAGGGTCGGGGGAGCGGGTTTGGACTGGCACAGCTAAAATGGATAGAAATAGGTTGTACGATATATGTAGTAGATATTTGGATGTCGACGTTTTAACAAAGGGTTTTGTGGAACCCATTATCAACCCGGTTCGCGAGAAAGCGAGTTTGATGAACCATGCTGCGAGGAATGTGTTCGTTGATGAGCATCCTTTGTGTGAGGAAGCCGCCAGGATTTTGTCTTCGCAATGTTCCAGGGCAAAGGTGGATTTGCCGGTGGATTGGAAATCTGATCACTACATCGGTCTAGCGATAGATGAAGTGGATCGGAGTTCTAGCCCCGGCTTTCCATTTTTGGCTTGGTGCCCCAACATGACGAATGGAGATGTAATTGATAGCTATGGAGCTGAATGGTTGACCATGATGGTTCGAAAGAGCCTTGATGGTACTCTGCAGAATGATATCCGCATCTTTCTCAAGTGCGAACCGCACAAGAGGGAGAAGGTGGAGAAAGATATGCAGAGGATCATAAGTTCCGTTGGCTTGATAGAGCAGATTGCGGATCGAGTCTTGTACAGGTTTATAAAAATGAATCTGGACGAGGCTTATCCGTATATTCCCGTAGCTACAGGTTGGAGTGACAAGAAAGGAAGATTTATACAGATGTTGAAGATGTTTCCTCAATTGGAGGAAGTCATCGACACTGATAAGTCGACTTGGGATTGGACGGTGACTTTGTTGACACTGACCATGCTCAAGTACTTCTTGACATTCATGCACAGTTGCAGGGATCAGAATTCGCTTGAGGACTGGAACGCTTGTATGCGTAACAGGATGAAGGCGATGTATGGTCCTGGCACAGTGCTGCACTGTAGTGATGGGTCTTTGTTCGAGCAAACATGGTGGGGTATTTGGAAATCCGGGGGATTTCTGACTCTGCATGGCAACGCGATTATGAATGCTTGCGTTGACATTTTGGCAAAGCTCAGATTAGGGTATACTGAAGAAGAGATCAAAGCTGAAGTCGTAAGAAGCTTCGGCGATGATGTTATTCAAACAAAACCGCGTAAAGTGGAATTGGAGGTATATCTAAATGAGCTAGCTAGTTGTGGAGTCATAGTGAAACCGGATGAGGATATGCTCGGCGTAGGCGTCTCGGGCCGTAAGTTTTGCGGTCACAAGATTGTTGAAACCGAGGTCTGCGGAAGGAGGACGTTCGGGTTGGTTCCTGAACGTTTAGGAAAACACCTGATCAACTTGGTCACAGCTCCAGAGGAGACGGCGTTTGATACGCTGTCCTCGATGAAGCTGAATTGGGTAACGGACTTTAAACTCTGGGATACGTTAAATCGAATCCAGTATGAGTATACTGATCTATTACCGGATGGGATTAAGTGGAGGAAGAGGATAAAGAGCAGAGCGCAGGATTTATTTGTTGCGTATGGCTCACTATTCTCGGAATAATGGTTGGCGTAAATCCAAGTCCCTCCCGCCGCGGATTTTCTATATTTGTACAACTAGGTAGTGTGATAGACATATCGCACAGCTGACACCGAAAGTACATCTTATTTGCATTGGTCCTGTCGTGTCTAACAATTCCTATTACTAGTCAGTAGGGGAACGGTTTTTATTAAGGCATGGCGAAGAAGAAGGGTTCGAAAAGTGGCTCCGGAGACGGAGTCGCCAATCTTACCTCGAGACTGGATCGGCTGGTTAATCAAGTTGCGTCGCAGAATGCAGGCGGTAAAACTGGCAAAAACAAGAAGAAGAAGAACAAGAAGAAGAAGATCAAGCAGTTGGCGCAAGTTTTCTCTCTACGGAGTGATTATGCTCGTGCTGTGCTGGATCCTTTCAATGTTCGTGGCGCCCGCGTCCCAGATAGCCACATGCTTAGGACAGGTGTTAGTTGGGTTAGGAATATTGTCAACGCCTCACGCCAGAATTTCAATTTTGGTACCGTTGAACAGTACATCTACGTAAACTCAGCACCTCTCTACGCTGGGCCTAATGCTCTGGTTGTCGCGGGTGTTGTGCCCACAGCTGCTGGAACTGCGCCGGGAAGTTTCTTTAATTTAGGAAACGCTAATACTTTCGCATCTAGTCCTGTTTGGAACTCTATTGCTGGCGGCAATTTTGACGCTGAAGCAGGAGTTTACCAATCATACAGGGTTTCAGGAGGAGGTACTAGACTGGCGTTTACCGGCGGTAGTGAAGGCGCTCCTATTCAAGTTTATGCTGCGCCGTCTTTTAACGGAGATCCTTGGCTTCCGTATTTCCTGGATATTGTTTCTTACTCCACTAGGACTTGGACGATTTCTAAAGGAAAGGAAACGATTACGCTTCCTTTCCCATTAAGATCGAGTTCAACTGCCTATCCGTGGATAAAGTTGGGGACTCATCCGGGAACGGAGATCGATGATTATCCAGATGAAGATGGACCGTTTACAGCTGCTATGTTGCGAGGTGCTTTCGCCCAAACCTTGAGTACTGATAGTACCAACACCAACAAGGCTATAAATGCCTGGTCGTTGGCTTCAGGAATGGGTGGGTTTCAAATTGCTTTTAAGCTACCACCAGGTTGTTCCTGGTCGGTTGAGCAAATTATTCATACAGAATATATTGCTCAGCCGTATGGTGCTTTAGGCAAGGGAGTACTGAGTGATGACTCATTTGATGTTTGCTTGTCGAACTCGGCTGAGGTCGAGGCTGTTGGAAATGCGGTCGCTGCGGTTACTCAATCTACGCATGACAGTACGGGTGGAAACTCGACTGTCGTCGAAGATTTGAGAAACCTACGCGATGAGATTGGCTCTCAAACTGCTCAAGGCGTTACGGATGCTCTACAAGACACCAATTTCCTAAGGGAGATGGTGGGAGTAGGCGTTCTGGCTGCCACAGGCGGGATTAGGTTGCTAAATCGTCGTCATGTCCATCAACTCGGACACCGCGGCTGAGTGAATTTTCGTGTTAGATAAAACACGAGGTTATCCTAAACCTACATAAGGAGGTATTCCCAAACCTTAAAAGGACGACCCATTACATTGTATGTCGTAAAACTACGTGTGGTGTTAGTAGCGTTCCCTGATCTTCGGAGAAGGTAAACAGTGAAAGCTTCAAGGTATCTGTCCAGGATCTGTACCACAACAGAAGATGGCCGTGCCCTGGTCGGGCGCTATTTGTTAATATCTTGCCTCTTTGGTCAACGGTTCAAC